TTATTCAAAGGGTTGCCTTGATGTAATTTTATTTTCTTGCTGATTGGGCGTTAATCCCACACTTGCCATGTCGAACAACCTCCGTAGACACTTAGCTGAAAGGGAAACCTTTCTTCCCGATATGATATAGTCTTTCCCTTCTGTAAACCACTCTTTTATAAAAGCCTTTGCTTCTTTTTCGTCCTTAAAAAATAGTCGGCTTACCTCATTTAAGGAAGAGGGATATTGTATTCCGGCATTATGCCTGCTTACTATGTTCCGTACATACTCCTTGACCTTTGGTATAGGGGTGGAGTAGGTGAGCTTATTTGTTTTCATTTTGTTTCTTTTTAAATTATAATTTACCTATTGCCCACCCGGCAGCCGTATTGCTGCCGGGGCATCACAACATGAGCGTTGGTCGAAACCTCAACGTGTGTCTATGCTAACATGTGGCAATATGTTTTTATTAAGGCTTCTAAGGTCAAAATCCGACTTAGAAGCGTTCGGATTGCATTTTGATATAGACATAGGGGCAAGAAGCTCCATTATTTCCAGCTTCTCCTGCTGCAAGGCTGATATTGCATTATATAGTCTTTTCCTTAATTCTTCCATATTCTTTAGGGTATAGTTGTGGCTGTCGGGCATTGGAACCGACTGCCGGATGATTAAAATGGTGTGATTAGTATTTCTTCATGCAGCTAACGAATAAGGCTATGATAGATATAAGGAGACCTGCAATGGCAAATATCAAATTCCAATTGATAGGATTGTGCAAGTTGGGGTTAACGGCAAGATAGTGCTTACCCTCTTCGGTGAGTTTGGCATTCCATACATGACCGCCAACTACATAATTAGCTTTCACCAGACCTTTTCTTTCAATGGAACGGATGGAAGCGGTGAATACATGCTGTGGATATGTTGCCGGGCATTTCCCACCAAACTCCGCAACAATCCGGAATGCTTGTTTCTCTTCCCTTGTTAATTTTATCCGTTCCATAACCTACTCGTTTTCTGCAAATTTACTAAATACTACGCAAAATATGCTATGCAGCAGGGTCTATTTCACCCTTAATCTGCTTGATGGCTTTCCTCACATTCCACTCATTCTCGTACAAGGCGATGATGAAGCGTCTGCCCCTTTCAGTCCATACGGTATAGACGTTGGTTCCTATCGAACCGTCCGAACGTGTATAGGTCTGGGTACGGGTAGAGTGCAATCCCCATGTGGAGTAGGGGGAGTGGAGCAGCCATTGCCCCGATTGGCGATAGATTACGTTTGTTTCTTTCAGCTTCTTGTGCAGCTTCTCCGCGTCCATTCCTATCTGCTTGGCGATTTGTGTGCTGGTCAGAGTGTTCACGCTTTGCAGGTGGTTGTTGTAGTAGTTGACTTTCGGAGCAGCCTCCTTGATTTCTTTGTCTTGCAGTTCGATGGTGGCTTGCTGTTGCTCGGTTTCGGCTTCAAGCTGCTTTAGCCGTTCCTCCCTTTTGGCAAGGGTGGCTTGTGCGATGGTTAGCGCACGTGCCATGATTTCTTCGGGAGTGTCGTTTGGGGTGGTGGAGATGTAGCCGCCAGTGGTTCGTACTTCGTGAAGGATTTGTTTAACTCCTTTCTTGAATTGCTTGGCGATTGGCTTACGGGATTGCATAAGGACTTCGTATAACCCCCCTTCTGTAAGCATCCAAACTTGCTGATTTCCACCGGGAGTTACGAATTGTGTAACACCTTTCTCGTCATCATCTACTAAAGACAACATGTGAGAAATGTTGTTGTGATTAATAACTTCTGCTACATCTTTTGCACGAAACAGAGGTTCCTCAACTGTTCCATAAACTGTGAATTGCCGTCCACACAATTCGGTTTGTTTTAGGACTTGAATAGGATTTGTTAGCATAACAAAAAAATGCACCTACTACGAGCTGCTAACAAATCCATAAGATTAATGTCGGAGGCGTTTCCGCTACTCCACTCGGTAGGTGCAATATCTTTAAAGTATGATATTACTATAATATGTCTTAGCAAAAAAATAACTCTATATGGTAGAGCCATAAGAGTTTGCCTCTCTTATGAACTTGTTAGCACTGCAAAGATACTGATAATCTTTAAAAGTGCAAACTTCTTATAAGAAAATCAATTACTTTTGTTGGTTTTCTAAGTTATTGTGCGAATATATATAAAATATTATATTTTCGCCAAATAAATTATATTATAAAAGTTCAAACATGTTATATAACATGCTATATATAATGACAACAAGTGTTAATAAAAGAGTATCTTTGCTCCAAAATTTAATACGTATTAATAATAATTGGTATGAAAAAGCTGATACTATTTTTATTTCTTTTCGGGTGTGTAGCATATTGTTCTAGGTCTTGCGGAGAAGATGATGATAGTAGCATGTATGATGAGGAATATTGGAGTTCCGTTGCACGAGAAAAACAGATGAGAAAAGCTGGGTTTAAAGAATTTGCAGATAGAGAAAAAAGAGAGCGGCAAGCTCGTTTACGGAATATGAAGAATAATCCACCCATAAAGGTGGAAAAGCAAGAGGCAAGTACACCTCCCCAAAAGGTAGAAACCAAGCCCTTATTTTGTATAACATCTAACGAGGATATATTTTTGCTTGATAAACCTAAAGGAAATAAGATTTTAAATGAAGAAGCAACTAAGTATTTTGGAAAAGAAACTTATTTTCGAATAGGTGAACTAGATAACGTTATTATACTTGAAGAAAAAGATGGATGGGCAAAGGTGCAGCATGCTCAATTCCCCCTAAATCAAGGATGGATAAAAAAATCTCATTTAAAAAGGCGCAATAAATCTCATACAGAAAGGGTTCAAAGAGGGCTTAATGATTACAAGGGAAGTAAGGAGCAACAAGAAGACCTCAAAGCGATTGATGAATATATGAAGACACATCCTGATTTTTAGTTATATTACAATCAAAAATATACATTATCTTGCTAAGGCATTCCCCGTTCGTTATCGTTCGGGGATTTTTATGTTTTATAACATAGATAAGATATTGTAATAAATGAAGAATAATATAATGTCTAATTAAATTTAAAGACTTAACTTTGCCGCACATTAATTAACAAAAGTATATATATGAAAAAGATTTTATTATCCACAATCTGCTGTATAATACTTAGCGGATGTGCGAAAACATTTTATTCAGAAAACGTAAGTATGTTGGATTTTAGGAAATACGCTAAAGAAGGATTTATTATTAATCCAACTGCTTCTGGAATAAATTTCAAACCGTTGTCTATGATTAATGTGAGTTTTACATCTGGAACGAGCATTGAGAGTGCACTAAAAGGAAAGGATGGCATAATAGAAGAAGTTGATAAATATACTAAAACAGTAGTCGGATATAGAGCAACACCAGAAAGAATGATGGATAAAATAGTAGAAGAATGTAAAAAGATTGGAGCGGATGGCATTGTGAATTTTGATGTGAAACGAGTACGCACTGATAAATACAATAATGGATATTGGGAAGTTTCTGGAATAGCAATAAAACAAGTCAAATAAATATTAGATATGAAAAAAGTTATTTTGTTTTTATTTGTCGCCATGTTAGCGACATCTATGTGTTTTGCGCAAAGTAAGTTTGAACCGCAAATCAAGGTTGGATATGATTTAGGTATTGACGATGACAAAAACCAGTCTTTTGGTGCAGAATTTCTTGCTGGATATAGGTTTAATGAAAACTTTAGGTTGGGAGTAGGCACGGGCGTATCTTGGTGCAAACATTTGTATGAGAAAGCTGGATTAAACTCGATTACGGATAAGTATTACAAGGATTATAAAGAGACCGCATTATACCTTCCATTGTTTGTGAACGGGAAATTTAACTTTATAAAAGGGGGTATCTCTCCTTATTTATCTCTTGATTTAGGATATACATTTTTTATTTCATGTTCAGATTATGCAGACGAAAACGATTTAGGCTTTATGGCAAAGCCTGCATTCGGTGTTGATTTCCCAGTTATGAATGGAAATATTTTTGTAGAGCTTGGATATAAATATCAAAAGAGAGATTGGCCGCTTATCGAAAACGCTGATTATTCGCAATTGTCAATCGCGATAGGTTATTCATTCTAATTAACATTCAACATAATCAAGTCAAGCGGAGTTTCTCCGCTTGATTTGTTTAGTGTTAGAAAAAAACTTCTTATCCTGCATTTACTCTTTCAATCTTTATTCCATGAACTTTGAGGTATTCTGTTAATGTTATGGTGTTTATTTTTAGAAAATCACAGATGCTTGGTAGCTTTTGGAATAATTTACCGTCATTTTGTGATTTTGTTTCTTCTGTAAGAACGCTTATGCTGGCTGGCATAATTTGATATTGTTCCTTGCGATACATACAATATACAATAATGCGCCCATCGCCAGATTTTAAAAATTCCTCCTTTTGCAAAACATATTCTTCTTCCGTAAGTTCGTTTTTTAGTAGCCTTACGCAAAAATTATTATCAACAAGGTTATGAAACTTCTTAGGAGAGGGGAGAAAAATCTCTGTAGTGTTTACAGCATACTTCACTTCTTTTAAATAAGGCATAGCTTTTATTGCAATACCTTGCGATGTATATATAGCTTCCTGCTGAATAGCATCTAATAAGATGATTTCACCAGTCTCTAAGCCTTCCTTAATGAAATTAGTTAATATTCCATTTATATCTAATGGCAAATAGTATCTTGCCATTGCTACCAACGAACAAGTATCTATTACTATTGCCATAATGTTTTTTCAAATTTCTCAGGTTTGATATTGAGACGCTTACAAAATGTCATTTCATTGACTATTCCCTTAAAATAAGCATACTGCATGGATTTTAAGAATAAGGGAGAAAGAATTGGCTTGGGAGGCATTCCAAACCTTTTTTCTTTTTGTGATTTTTCTTTTTCTTTGCGTTCCTGGTATTCTTGAATAAGGTTGTTTTTAATTATATTGTATTGATTAAAATTCATTTTTTTGTCAATATATAGACGGGTGAAAATAGCCAATTTGCTAATATGAATTCGATTGCTTATATTGGCGATATAATCCATATAATAATCATGTTCTGCATTTACTTTGGAAATGATTTCTAACTCCTTTACGGATTCTCCCATAATAAAATGATATGCAAAATCGTTGCACCATTTTTCCACAATGCTTAGCTGGTTTCCGGACTCTATATTTGCTATATCCACCTGCTCTACTTCTTCTTTTCCAAGCATATAATGGCCGAGTTCGTGGGCAAGTGTAAAAATTTCTCTTTTATAGTGCTTATGACGCTTTAATACTATCATATTAGGCTTTAGGTAAAAGCCATCAATATTGGTTTTTTCTTTCTTGTTCCAACTTTCAATATACTCAAACACAAAAACATTATGCTCAGCACATTTATTAATCATTGCTACGAGAAATTTCTTTGTGTCTTTAATATTTCCCGGATAGAAGTAGTTCCGTGCAATATGAGCTATTTCAATAGGGTTGTCTTTTATCGAATAATGAGCTATATTGGGTTGGATATTTAATTTTGAAAGTTTATTGTAAGCATCAATAGTCTGTTTTAATGTTTCAAATCTATGTACTGTACGTATCGATTCATTATTTAAGTCTATTCCGAATTTACTCTTTCTGAAAAGTATACTGTTGCTTTTAGATGTAGTTAATGGAGAAAAATCTGTGTAAAAGTCTAATCCCTTATCAAATATTTTATCTACTTTCTTTAGCAAAGACAAGTCTATCACATTACATAAAATATTATCTTTTTGGATTTTCCTTTTTCTTCCCTCGTTAAGTATAGACAATAAAGATTCTTCTGACATTCTATATAATGCCAGCAAATAATCTATGCGTTCTTTATTTATCTCTACTTTCATCTATGATTGATTATATTTTATTACAAATAAAAATAGCCCGTTGAAACCTACCAAGTGAGCTACGTAAGCACGTGGCCTTTCAGTTTGCAAGGGACTATCTTTTTTGCTACAAAGAAAGTCTTTTTGTGGAATAATAGCAAATGTGAAGAAGATTATTATAAAACAATAACCAAATTAATAATTAACCTTATTCATTCGTTATACCGATTATGGTAATATTGCCACAATATTATAAAAATGAAAAAGTATGAGTAAAAAGCAAAAGACAAAGACTGTGGAACTTAACAGAAGTTCTAAAACTGGACGGTTCGTTACAGAAGACTACGCTAGAAGACATCCAAACACTACGCAGACTGAACACCGCCAGAGAAAGAAATAGGTAGCATCGCTAAAATCTTTTTCGTAAGAAACTCAATTAAGTAGGAATAAGCTTCATCACTATCATTGGTTAAGTTTATTCCTGCTTTTTCCAATGTAAAGTTGGCTATATGAAATATTTCGTGTGCCAATATTGACAGTCCTTTTATGTCTTTCGGCAAATTTGGCATATACAAAATCATCTGACCGCCTGGCAATAGAAGGCTTTTCCCCTTTTCTTTTTCACTAATGGTAGATACTATTTCAGAGGCTTGTTCACTGCCAAATATTTTTGAAAGCTTAGCTTTCAGATATTTCTTTTCACCGAAGTGAACCATTACGTCACGGTCATATATGTCTATGCTTATAATCTTATTCATAATGAATATGATATTGTATTTTATATATAATAATGCAAATATATAGAAAATAACCAAGAGAATGTTCTTAAACATATGAATTATGATTAAAATTATATCTTGTATTTAGATTTTGGAGTATTTTTGTGTCATAAAAGAATAAGTGCTATGTCAAAGGAAGTATATACTCGCGAAAATTTTAGGTCTTCATTATTAAGACAGATTATCATTAGGGCTGATTATTCAAGCTTGACTGATTTGAATGGGTTTATAATGAAATTGAAGTCCATAGAATGGTTCCAAAGGCTTTTTGCGGGTTATCGTCTAGTTAGGACAAATAATTTTAATCTGCAAATAACTCCCAAAAATATAGAAGAGAGGTTTATTCCTCTTGAAGTTAATGAGACTGGAAATATACATCGCTTTTTTGATTATAAAATAGGGCCCATACCAAGTGTTGTTATGGATATAAGTCCTACTTTTATTTGCCTTACAATAGAATGCAATGATAAGTATGACACGATAGATTTATATATAGATTCTATTGTAGATATTATAGCGGTTTTGAAGGAGTATGATTCATATGTACAAATAGAGAGGTTAGGTATAAGGAAGATAGATGGAAAGGACTATCAATCGTTGGAGGAAGCATATGAAACATTTGAGGTCATGGAGAGCTTGAAGAATGATATTATAGGTAACGCAGGACCAATAAAAAAAGTTTATACAGATTCTTTTTTGTCTAAGGATGCAAATCTTAAAGTAAATTTTACTCGTGGATTAGAATGTTTTCCAGATGGCACTATTCGATGTATTTTAGATATGGATGGATATGTTGATTCCTCTTTAATATCTCTTGAAGAGGTAAAAACTAAAGAAGGAATTGAATCTTTGCTAAAAAACAAAATAAATAATGAGTTATTTAAACTATTTAAAGCAAGTGTAACTGAAACTTTCTTATCTAAAGGACTTATATCATGAAAAAAGAAAATTCATCTAGCAATATAGAGTTTAGCACCACAAGAGCTTTTGAAACCAAAAGTTCCCATTCTTCTCATGGAGAAAGAATTAATTGGGCTTCTCAAACGTTAATAGGGAGCCAAACACGGGCTATATCTTCTAATAATAATCAAAAGAGAGTCAATATAACGGTTTGCAAAAATGCTAAGGGGTGGTGAAACGGAAATACCAATTACAAGCTCTGGTGATTTACGCGTAAAGATATTTGTTATAGGGTATAAAAATCAAGGAGAATCTATTATAATATTATTCATAGATGCAGGTGAAGAAGGATGTCCTGTAAAATATTCTATCGTAATAGATTGTTTTAAATATAATAAACGGAATATTACAGATGAGATATTAAGACATTATTCGGTTAGTACCGTTTCGATGTTATGCTGGACGCATCCTGATTTAGACCATTCTGTAGATATTGATACATTAATAAAGAAGTATTGCAAGGAAAGTACACAAATATTGCTGCCGGAGCATTTTTATAACGAATCAAGTGATATTATTACAATAAATAATAAAACACTTCGGGGAGCTGTTGATAAAGTTTTTAATCTGAATAGATTAAAAAAGAGAACTGTTTCCAATATAAGTGTAACGGATAGGGGATATAATGAAATAAAGAGTTTAAAATTTGCAGGAGTTGATAGGAATGTTTTTGCTTCTGTAAATGCTGTCACTCCTATATCCTCTATTTTATCTAGTTATGTAAAGGAAGGTAAACATAATGTAAATAAAAACGAGCTGTCCATCTCTTTTATAATTAATATTGATGAATATTATTTATATTTTGGTGGAGATGCCATGAATAATCATATAGATGCCATTAATCCGGCTTTTATAGAGCATTGCCGTTTTGTGAAAATTCCACATCATTCATCTGATACATCTACGAACTTAATAAATTATTTGCCGCAGGAGATAGATACTGCATGTACTACTATATTTAGTACACATAATTTGCCAAAAGAATTTGTATTACGAAAATATTGCAGTATGGGGAAAGTGTTTTCCACTGGTGGACATAATAATAAAAAATATAATTATGGAGTAATTGAATATGAGTATGATTTTTCAAAAGAAGAAGTTGATATGAATGTTCGATTACACGGTAATGCTATTGAATTGGAATATTGAGCCAGACATTACATCTGGCTTTTTCTTTGCATAACATCCCCATCGGTTTCCACGGTGCAATCTTCTCCATGAATGTAGACATAAACGGATGCGGCACCGCTTTGCAATATGTGCGTTTTCGCACGGTCGTACACATTGATGAATACCTTGCTGAACTTGGAACAGTCAATAGTCACGTCGCTGTCGTGACGGACATAGATGTCGCAAGTTGAAAATCCGTCAAATAGGAGAGTGCCTTTGCAGTTGCCGTTCAGAACGGCTATGTGCTTCATGTTCCTTGCTTGCACATCCTCATCGACAAAGATATTGTTTCTGTGAAGGATGTCCTTGTCGAAGTGCTCCTTTATGAAAGTGTTGGTAGGGTATCCTTTCTCTATACAGAAATCAATCCCGTGCAAATACTTGTCAATCAATCCTTGTTGGTCAGGTTCTCCCCATTGTTCAGTCCATTCTGTGCATAGTCCCAATGATACGGCTTGGTTGAGCAATGTCCTGCTTAGTTCTTCCTTTTTCATATCCTTATATTTAAATTCTTATTTTTCTTTCCCCCTTGTTTATAACCATGTTGAACATGTCTCTAACCTCTTGCAATACGGCAACATTAGCTTCTGTGTTTTTGGCGCTTCTAAGCGTATTGTCTGCTATTGCCCTTAATTGTGTAAGCTGTGCTTCTGCGAGTACATTGTATTTGGGCAGAATGTCGTTTCCTATTTTCTCAAGCAGCGCTCGCTTTACGCTTACGTCTAAACGGATGCCGTTGAGATATGAGTTTGTCAGATTCATTGTTTCCTCGCTGGCTTGAATGCCGGACTTTGACATTCCAGAGCTGGAAGAATCCCCCGTACTGGTAATGGCTCCTCCAGTCGCTTTGTCAAAGGCTTCAAGAAAGGACTGGGAAGCTTCTATCATTGCTTTCCCTTCATTGTCAAAGAAGTTTTTTATAGCTTCCGCTGCAATAACCCCATTGTCTTGAATATCGGTAAATTCCTTGAATATCCCGTTTTCGCCAAAAAGCTTGTCCTGTAACTTTTCAAACATGGGCTGTATTACCATATTCTTCAAGATGTTGTTGGCAACACTTTTCATGATGTTGTTCACAACATTGTCAAAGGCTTTGGCTGCATCTTCTCCGTTGGCAAAGGCTTCTACCAGAGCGTTGCTTATTTGTCCTGCCCAATCTTGGAAATCTATTCCGTACAATTCTTTAGTAAGGTCTTCTACAAAATAGGCAATCTGCTCATTCAATTCAGCCAGTTGGTCTTTATAGTCTTGTATCTTGCCGGAATCGGATTTCTTTTTGTCCTCTTCATCCCTTAATTGCCCCTCTATTTCGGCACGTTGGGCAACAAGTCCTATATACTGCGCTTGATATTGCTTAAGAGTGCTATTATCAAGTTCTTTCCCCGCACCGACTTTTTCTAAAGCCTGCAATGCCTCCGTGTTCACTTGTATATCAAAACGGTGTGTCATGGCTCTGAATGGAGATGACAAATCCTTATTGATTCTTTTTCTCAATTCTTCTACATAATTTATACCTCCATCTTTCAGTGCCTCAAATTGCATTCTGTAACTTTCAGTCAATGGACTGCCTGCGCGTTTGGCTTGTTCTTCCAGTTGTTCATATAAAGAAATGGCGCGTTGTATGCTTTCATCACCACCAAGGGATTTCTCTATGGAATTTCCCAACTGGTCATAAGCGGATTGCATCTCTTTAACTCTCAGTTTACTGCGTTGTATGCTTCTTTCAAGAGATTTATCATGTATTTGCGCTATTCCAGATATGAGGCTTAATGCCGCACCTGCTGCCGCTCCCCAAGGACCTGCTGATTTCCCGAAAAGAGAAGTGGCTATTCCCATTCCTTGCGAAGCACCCTGCAATCCCCCTCCCATAATTCCGGCTATATCTGAAAGCCCGGAGCCTACTCCAAGATTTTCAAATACTCCTCCTAAGAAATCAGCGGCATTGGCAAGCGCGTCAAACTTGCCGATTACGCCTTGTATGGCTGCTGACTGGTCGGAATATGCTGCTTTTAATTCGTTTTCTGCAGCATCAATCTGTTCTTTGGGGGCACCGCTACTTCTAAGTGAGTTTAGCTTATTCCTCGCATCTTTGATAGTGTTAAAGGAATCCACTAATGCCTTGAATGGATTACGTTCAGTAAGTTCACCACGTAACTTTCGTAATGCCTCTACCAGTTCTTTGGTGTCTTCTATTGACAATCCTTGTTTTTTAGCAAACTCTTCTACCTTAGAAATCATATCATCCAGCGTGGCAGTAGATACACGGTCAAGGTCATCAAAGATACGTACCCAATCACTGCTTTCTTTGAATTGGTCAAAAAGGACAGAAGATTTCTCTTTTTCGGCCCGTTTATTGACTTCTTTTATAAGGTTGTCAGCCATTTCATTGCCAATGCTCCCTCTATTGTTTTCTAATTCGGAGATTGCCTTTTGCCGTTTACGCTCAATTTCTTCTATTTTAGCTGAATAATCCTTGTAGTCATTTATCATTTGCAATAGATTATCAAAGTTTTCAGCTTTTAGTTTTTTGCTTTCCTCTTTGATAGTCTGATACAGTTTTAAGATTTCATTGTCACCAAATTTGCTTTTTACGGCTTCTTCATCCATTCCCAGAATATCAGAAAGAGATAGATTACTGCCATTCTTTTTTAATGCTTCCGATAGTTGGTTCTGCAAATCTTCAACGAAACTATTAAAAGATACACTTCTGGAAAATCCAGTGTAAGCTGCCCCCTAAAACCAAGCGATTCTGCCCCCTTGTGCTAAAATAATCCTACCCCCTTGATTCCAATATAAAAATACCCCTGCTTGGCAATGCCCGGCAGGGGATTTTTCGTAGATTTGATTCCCGTCTTGACCGGTGGGATAAAATCATTTCTACTATGACAACAAAGATAGCAAACATCCTCCAATGTTACGCATTGGGGATGGGGATAAAGCAGATAAGCAGGAGCTTTGAGCTTTCCCGCAACACGGTGCGCAGATATGTGCGCCTGTTTCAAGAGTGTGGTATACCGATAAAGGAGTTGGCCGCCATGCCTTCCGCTCGCATCCAGGAAATGTTCTCTGAAGGTGTTGGCCGTAACAGGGAACCGTCACAACGCCAGCTTGAGCTTGAGGCACTCCTTCCTGAGTATGCTGCCCGGCTTAGCCGCCGAGGCGTAACAGTGAAAACCCTGTACGAAGAGTACCGCGAGACCCATCCTGACGGATACAGACATGCCAGTTTCGGCAACTATCTCATGCGTTACCGTATGGTGACACATGTCGTAGGCCATGTCGAGCATTATGCCGGAGACCAGACGTATATCGACTTCGCCGGTGACAAACTGGAAGTCGTTGACAGTGAAAGCGGTGAATGTCGCAGCGTTGAAGTGTTCGTGGCCATACTTCCGTGCAGCCACTATACCTATTGTGAGGCGGTCTGGTCCCAGTCAAGGCAGGACTTGATTAAGGCGTGTGAGAACGCGCTTCATTTTTACGGCGGGGTTCCGATGGCGATCGTACCAGACAACCTCAAATCGGCGGTAACCCGCAGCGACCGTAACGAGCCGGTAATCAACGAGGAGTTTGCGGCATTTGCCGAACACTACGGATGTACCGTATACCCCACACGGGTACGTCATCCAAAGGACAAGGCCTTGGTGGAGAATGCCGTGAAGCTGCTTTACCGATCCGTCTACGCTGACATCGAGGGTCTTGTATTCCACTCGCTGGAGTCTCTGAATGCGGCCATATCCGAATCGCTCTCGGCCTTCAACGGACGCAGGATGAGCGGGCGTCCCCAGTCCAGACGGGAACAGTTCGAGCAGATTGAGTCCGACTGCCTCCGCCCGCTTCCCGCCATACGCCATCAGATGAAAGAGCGACGCTCCGCAACAGTAATGCGTAACGGCTATGTCACCTTCAGGCTTCACCATTACAGCGTACCGAAAGAGTATATAGGCAAACGTGTCGAGATTGTCTATGATGCGGACACGCTGGAAATATATCATGGCCTGCGTCTGGTGACCACACACCAGCGCGATGACACGCCATACTCCTATACGACCAAGGATGCCCACGGACTGCCCGGACGTCATGGAAGTTATGAAAAGGATCTGGAACAGATTTACGAACGGGCCGGCCAGACAGATAACGTCCTGCTGCTGTATCTGCGCAAGGTGGCGGAACTCAAGAAGTATCCTCCCGCGGCGTTCCGTTCATGCAGAGGCATCATGGCGTTGGAGAAGACCTTCGGGCTGGAACGGTTGGTGGCGGCAAGCGCATGCGCCACGCAACTGCGCCTATACGGATATCAGGAGATAAGGCGGATCCTTGAACGCGGGGATGATGCAGACTTCCTGTCAAAAGACGACATTGACGATGAGGTCCCCGTAACATCTATCCACAAAAACATCCGCGGAGCAGCCTACTTCGCACAATTAAAACATTTAAATAGAGACAACAATGGAAACAAATAATCTTACCGCACCGATAGCTGTCGAAAAAGACCGCAACACGTTGACAATCGAACTGATGAACCGTATGAAGCTGCACGGCATGGCCGCCGCCTTCACTGAAAGCCTAACCTCCACTATGGCAGAAACAATGACAATCGACTCTTTCCTGCACATGTTACTTGCCAGGGAATGGGACTACCGTGCCAATGCAGCCATCCAACGCCTTATACGCGGGGCGGCGTTCCGCTACAAGGCCTGCCTCGAGCAGATAGACTATGCAATCCCGCGTGGCCTTGACCGCAATCAGATGGAGCGGCTTGCATCGCTGGAGTTCATCCGCAAGGGACAGAACCTCTTCATCACAGGGTCATCCGGTACCGGGAAGAGCTTCCTTGCCACAGCAATGGGGTATGAAGCCTGCAAGAAGGGCATACGGACATATTATGCGAATGCTCCGAAACTTATGGGTACGCTTAAGGTGGCAAAAGTAAAAGGCACACTGGAATCGGAACTCAAGAGAATCGAACGGAGCACGCTGCTCATATTGGATGACCTCTTCCTTGTGAACCTTGATGCCAAGGAACGACCCATCCTGCTCGATATAATAGAGGACCGACATGGGCGCAAGTCCATCATCATCACCTCGCAACTGCCAACGGACAATTGGTATGATGCAATCGGAGACCCTACAGTAGCAGATGCCATTATGGATCGTATTATACATACGGCGCACCGGATTGAGCTGACAGGAGAAAGTGTCCGTAAAATGGCTGCATACAGAGGGAAATAAACTAAAATAATAATAACCCCATCGGTCAAGACTTTTTAAGGGGGCATTGTTGAATGTTTTAAGGGGGCAGAATCGCTTGGTTTTAGGGGGCAGCTTACACTGGATTTTCCACTCGTTGCTATGTTTGGAATAGTATTAACCGTATTGTCGGCATTGCTGGCAAACAAAATATTAAAATAGTATGGAAGTATTAATATTCGTTTTCGCAGTAGGAGTAGCAATAGTAGGCGGTATTTACCTATGGACATTCACCAAATCAGGCAAGAAGTGGCTTGCAAGTCTGTAATTATTGCATCCTTTCAAATAGACAGCCGTCAGAACGAACCCATAGAGGTTAAGAACTGAAAGGGTGGTAGAAATACTACCCCTTTTTAAATTTGCAACATCAATAAATCAAAGAACTACTCCTTTTTAGGTATTACTTTAATTTTGCCAACTCAACTATTTTTCATTATTTTGTAGTCGTTGTTGACGTTGATGTTGCAAAGATAAGATTTTTCTTATATCTAATACAAGAAACGATATAAGAATATTCTTATATTTAACTTTTATTAATATTATGGAATTAAAGGACTTTATAACGGCATCTTTAGAGAACATCGCAGATGGGATTATTGAATCGAATATTAAATTATTGAATAAAGGATTCATTGTAAGCCCATCAGCAAGTAGAGTAAACGATAGGACAACACATCAAATTCCTTTAGTTCAAGATATAAGATTTAATGTGTATGTAGAAGAAAACAATGAAACTAATGTATCTGGGAAAGGTGGATTGAGGGTATTGTCAGCTGGAATGAATGCAAAAACAGAGGGTAAATATGGAAATTCTCTGTCGTTTTCCATTCCAGTAATTTACCCTCAAAATTACTTTTTACTTTCTGAAAAGACGTTTGAATATTTTCCAGACAAAGATAAAGGCAGCGATAGTGGCCGCTATATATACAAGGATATATAAAGTAGCAGCAATCATTAACCAATCAAACATAATTATGTATGTATTAAATTCAATGCAAATATAAGAAAAATCTTATCACATGACAGGCCAAGAAATAATAAATAGTGTTTTATCTGAATTAGATATTAAAGCTCCAACATTGGCTGAGAAGATAGGGGTGCTTTATCAAAGAATATTTGACCTCCAAAAAGGTAAAACAAAGAAAGTCTCTTCTCAACTAGCTAATGCTATTATAAAAGTATATCCTCAATTTCAACTATCTTGGTTATTAACCGGTGAAGGAAACATGCTTACCGATGCTCCATCACAGACGTACCACTCCAACGCCCGCCCAGTTGACGATTTAAGCTACATGAACGTGCCCGTTATACACATCAAAGCACAATGTGGTTATCTCGCCGGATATGGAGATACCGAATATATAGACACCTTGCCCACAATGCCGGTAATCGTAGATAAGACCTATCACGGAAAATACCGCATATTTGAAGCAGAAGGTGACAGTATGGATGACAACAGCAGGCTTGCCATCTGCGATGGTGACAAGGTTTTAGCAAGGGAAGTAAGACGTGACCTTTGGCTTCCCAAACTTCATATTAACGACTGGTACTTCGTTATTGTACACCGTACAAACGGCATATCCATCAAGCAAATCACGGCCCAAGATGATAAAGGTAATATCACCTGCCACTCGCTCAATGAGTTATTCAATGACTACACCGTTAACCTTGATGATGTAGTGGAGATATACAACGTGATTAAGGTTGTTGAACGCAATATGAGACTATAATATCAATCTAAAAAGTAAAATACTATGGATTTTAAAGACACTATTAAACAGCTTGCTGATAGAATTGAAAAGCTGAAAGATAACATTCAGACAGAAGAAGCTACTAAAAATGCTTTCATCATGCCCTTTATTAATGCTCTGGGATATGATGTGTTCAATCCTTTGGAAGTATTGCCAGAAATGACTTGCGATATTGGGACCAAGAAAGGAGAAAAGATTGATTATGCCATCATGAAGGACGACCAGCCTATATTGCTGATTGAATGTAAGCATTGGAAGCAAGATTTAAACCTACATGATAACCAACTACTACGCTATTTCAACGTATCAAAAGCTAAGTTCGGACTTTTGACCAATGGAATTATCTACCGCTTCTATACAGATTTGAAAGAACCCAATATAATGGATGATAAGCCTTTTTTGGAAGTGGATATTACGGATTTAAGGGATAATCAAATCGAGGAACTGAAAAAATTCCATAAATCATACTTTGATGTGGACAATATTCTGAACTCAGCCAGCGAATTAAAGTACATGGGAGAATTAAAGGCTATTATCCAAGAAGAATTCTCCTCGCCTAGCACTGATTTTGTGAAAATGTTTGCTACCAAAGTTTATGAAGGTAGAATGCTTCAAAATATAATAGACCAATTCACACCTTTAGTCAAACGCGCTATCTCTTCACATATCAACGATATTATTAATGACCGTTTGAAAGGAGCTTTGACAGTTAGTGATTCCAAAATAGAGGAAAGCCAAACAAAAAACAGTGGAAACACATCAGAAGAGACTACAGAAGAAGTAAATACAGAATCCAAGATTGTCACTACAGAAGAAGAGTTAGATGCATACAGAATTGTAAAAGCTATCTGTAGAAAGAAAGTAGATATATCCCGCATAGTATATCGTGATGCACAGACTTATTTCAGTATTCTGCTTGATGACAACAATCGCAAACCTATTTGTCGTATGTATTTCAATACAGCCACTAAGTATGTAGCCACTATTGATGAAAACAAGAAAGATGTGAAACATGTTATTGAAACCCTAGATGACATCTATAATTACGAGGATGATTTCTTCAAGACAATAGACATGTATGAGCACAAAGATTGATGTCAATTCGATTATAGCAAATATGAATCAAATAATTACCGAATGCTCATGTCAGTGGAAAACTCCAAACCATTGTTCCCTCACCCCTACCTGCAAAGGCTGGGGGTGTCGGTTTCTTACCACTCCCATAGATAAGTTGCCGACCACCGACAAGGAGAAAGCAAAACTGTTCTCCAAGGTGTACCGGGAAGCGAAAGAAAAGGGGGTACTGGAATGTCCGCACTATCGTTCGCTTTTCATCGACGAGGTTCTAGAGAACATTGAGAAAAGTAACGTTATACAACAAAACATGAGCTGA